ATGTCATAAAATCGTTTAGGGTGGCATCTATTCCTACACCACGTTTACCATCCATACTTGTTCGATTAGCTTTATCGAAGCTAGCCTTAAAGTAATACTCAATTCCATACTTGTCACATACACGCTTGCACTCTTTAGCAATCTCTGATGACTGCGCTAACGATTCGTGTTGACATGGGCCTGCAATAATTCTCACTGGATAACTCCATTCTTATAAGCATACTCTAATGCGTTATTGGCTTCTACTTCCATTGGTCTATTCTCATACCAATTGCCAGTCTCTTTATCAAACTGTTTACACATATCTACTATTTGATTAGCCGTGATTGGATAACCACGCTCAATAGCTTTACCACTGATTGCTATCATAATACGATACATTTGGCTGTACCAACCAGTACCTGAAATAGTTATATATTGTGCTGCTAATGGTTTAGGCCAAAATGGACAGTCATGATAGCTAGACCACACAACATCTGTGTTATCCATTTTACCTTTACGATATTCAATGATCTGTTCTTTCCATGCATCAGGTAGACGATCTAGAAAGTTTTTGCTATCTTGTTTGTCTTGATAAGGCCATTTGGCCATTAGTTCGTAAGGATCAACAGGTCTACCATGTCTGTTACTAAATACGAAGTTGTGAGCACCAGCATAATCTGCAGGAACAAAATACATCCGAGAGAGGTCTTTAGTCTGTTTATCTCCGATTGAACCGATTTCGGACTGGAGTGCATACCAAAAGGATTTGATTCTATCACTCTCAACCGGCTCCGTAGTTGGGAAGACCAGGCGAAACTTAGGTAAAGACTCAGTAGAACTAGCAGTACTATAACACACCCAACGCCAATGGCCAAATTTGTCAATGAGAACACTTTTTAAGTCCCCCTCAAATTCGTGATCATCAACATCAACAGCACACCAAGATCCCCAAGCAACGACATTTTTGTTTGCTCTAGTTGTACCGTGTACATAAGTAGCCGGTGATATAAGTTCAGCATCCTTTTTCCCCTCTAGTGGTCTCTCAGATAATTTATACAAAAAGTTCTCAAACTTGTCCCACGTATCAAAATCAATACGGCGGTGAGTCTTGTTATCAAACTTGCTTTTAAATACAGTCAGTGAATACATTACGCAAAAAATTCTTCCAATGATGCTACAGGTTCAGGTGTCCAACCCACAGCATCTAGAATAGGAACTAAGGGTTCGACAAACGTCTTCTCAAACATTATACCATAGTCTACATACTTATGTAAACCATATTCTTTAGGTAAAGCGCCAGGAAATGAAATAACATTTTCCTGGATAGGATTGTTTGCCCTCAAGTAGCAGAACTTGATCTTTTCACCGTTTTTGATAGACTCGTATTTCTTAGTCAAAGCAAGATTGTTTAGTTGGTTATTGTACAGCAATGATCCGCGGACATGAATTGGTGTACCTTTTTTATATATGCTTAATGCATCACGGAACTTATCAAGTCCATTTACACCGCGGGGAAAGGATACGAGCTCAGGATCTAAGTCAAAGAATGTCTTTTTAAAGTCTGCAATAAACTTGTGAGTATCATCTTGAGTACCGTTAATAATGACCTTAAAGATCTCTTTAAACTTATCACGACAGACTTCAGGAGTAGAAGATTTGATAGCTTCAATACCCATGATCTTTAGTTTAGGTTCAGCGTATTGCACACCTTCAGAGTTATGCACATTTAGAATGTACCGTTTCTTGGCAGTCCAAATGCCGCGGTCAGCAATAACCTCACGCGCCATCTCCATCCGAGGTGTATAACCATTAGTTACGTAATAAAACTGGTTGTAAGAATTTTTAAGGATAGTCTCAAAGTGTTCTTGGCATATCTTATCTAAGAATTTGACAGGATTGTTTGGCTGGTACTTTTCAACTAAAGGACCCATGTTGATATAGACCGAGTCAGTATCAATAGCCACAACATAGTCATGATCAGTACCAAGCAGTTTATTCATCTCATTATTCATTGCCTGTTCAGCCCAGCGGATAACAGTTTGACCAGTTAGGGTAACCGATTCAGCAAGTGCAAAGTTAAAGTACTTAAACCACTTGTTGCCAAGTGCACCATACAGAGAGTTCAGAAGGATCTTAATAGCCATCTGGTTGTTCTCAAGCTGGTTAATCTTAGACTCTAGTGATTTGTCTTTAGTCTTTTCATATTCAGACTGAGTATCAAGCATTTCACGTTTGATTGTCGACCGTTCAGAATAAAAATCAGTAATAATTTCTGGAATGATGCCTTGTTTATTCTTTTGAAAGGGAACACCAGATGCACATACAGAATACTCATTACTAATAGCTTTAGAGCGATCATGTTCATTCAGGTAATAGTCAGGTCCTTGTGGAAACCGGATAGTCTGGTCGTTAAGAAAACACTCAGGTGAAATGTTTGATTGAACAATAATGTTAGGGTACAGTGAGTTTAAGTCAAAAGATACTACCCAGTCGTGTGAACCAACCTGTGGAGGTTTGACATAACCACCCATCACGGCATCTGCTTTATCGCCGTTGTCATATACACGTTCACCGACAGTCTTGTAAGGAACCTTTTCAATCTGCTCAAGGGGGCAAACAATATTATTATTCATCAGGCGGCGGTAAATAATAGATTCCCAGATAGCAGTAGTGCCAAAAGTATCTTGTACGTTTACACCACCTTTATATGCCATAGTCAAGGCAAGAGAGATCAAACCCATTTTCTGGTCAATACGGTCAACCAGTTGCACGTCTTTGATGTTATAATCAATAAACTTCTGGTGATCCTCTTTGTACAGTGTGTACAGGTTACCGTGCTCCTCGTAGGACAGCTTCTTTTCACCAACTACTACTTGACCTATGTGGTCAAGCTTGTAAGACTCTTGAGGACCGTAAGAATAACCAAACTTCTTGAATAGCTCAAGGTAGTCGGCCTGTTGGATACCTACGAGCTCAAAGGCAGGAAGCGTACGGCCACGAGAATTGACATTACGTTCATTGACAAGATTCCATGGTGAGAGTGTCCGAGCTGCTTGCTCAGTGCCAATGCCTGCGATACGGTTAACAATGTATGGAACGTCAAAGAAGCGGGTGTTCCAACCAGTAATAACGTCCGGATAATTCTTAGTCCAATACGCCAAGAACTTGGCAAGCAGTTCAGTTTCAGACTCACAATAGTGGTACTGAATTAAGTCACCTTGAAGATCAATCTCAGTCTTGGCAGGATCATACTCGTCAAGTCCCCATACCTGATAGACAGAGGACTTACTAGATTTCAATGCAATGGATATAATCGGATATGCTGCATGCTCTGGTTCAGGGAAACCATCGTCAGAGGCAACCTCAATATCAAAATTAACCACATTTACGTGGTTCATATTGAAGCCTATATCTTTAGGAAACTTTTCGGTAATAAACTGATGGATAAAGTTACGAGTACCATACATACGCTGGTTCTCAATACCCGTCATGTCTTCTATCTTTTGTTTAGCAGCAGCCATGCTTGGATACTTGACTCTCCGAAGGTTTTCACCATAGAAAGATTTAAAGACAGTCTGTTCACGAATAGGATAGAAAAGAGATGGCTCAAACTTATATTTTTGTTTGATTGCCGTACCGTTATCTGTGTATCCACGGTAGAGGATAGAATTGCCGTATCGATTTACTGATGTATAGAATGTCAAATGAATACCTCCGTTAAGTGTATTCTATCATAATTTTTATCTATTGTACACAGCCATCATATGATTTAAATGCAAAATATTTTTCTTTACACCACCAGCATTGTTTACAAGGTTCTGGTGAATCTGCTATACAACTAGACGTAACTTTATAAAGAGAGTCTAATTCGAATACCTTATATTGATGAGCTATGAATCTTTTATCAACTGTACCAAAGGGCAATATAAACGTTTCGGTAGCAAACTTATAAATTTCTTTTGAATTGCCATCGCCTTTGGTCAGAGGTCTATCATCATCAGGCATTCCTTGTGTTATGCCTCTAATAATAAATGGTATATTGTATCTACGCTGCATATATTCATAATTAGCTGCGTGATAGGCATCTTTAGTTATAGGGAGTTTTTTATTATATGCGAATATATGAGGTGGCTGTATGACTGTGGTATCGTCCAGTAAGTCTTTTACACAATTGATCACAGCCTCTGTTGCTTCATAGCTGTGCACGTTTTTACGCGCTATATCATAACCATGTATTGGGTATATGAAAGAGCTCTGGTTCCTTTCCTTTATCATCTTTGCAAGTAAGAAAAGGATCAGAGCCGAGTCAGTTCCTCCTGATAATGATAAACCAATGTTTTTTATATCAGGAGGAAAATTTTTAAAATAGGTAACTTGTGTATTACCATCACTTAATATCATTTTTTCTCAGAAACGAATGAATACATCTCTTTGGCTTTTTCCATCAAGTCATCCATTGTATACATCGCGTAAGATTCTTTAATATCTTCTAAAGTCTTTTTGCCTTCATTTACCATGTTTTCAGCAAATTGAATATTCATATGGTATTGTTGATCCATATATTCTTTTGCAAGTTGTAGCATTTCTGCACGGATTTCAAAAGGGTTTTTACTAGTCATAATAGTCTCCTGTGTGTGTGTTTATTTTCTATATTTATGAGCAACTGCAATCACCGTCACAGCCACAGCTGCTGGCGACACAGGCACAAAGTTTTGACGGGCTAATTGGACCATAATCTGGAAAATACTTATTAAGAATTTCTACATGGTCTTCATACTTAGCCATAGCTTCTAATTCAATTTCAATAGCTTCCATGATATCGGAATGTTCACCAATACCAGCAGGATTAGTCAAATACACTTCAATGTTTACTCTATGTTTTTCTACATGAGCCTGTGCATGAAGTTTAGCTGTTTTTAACAACTGCTCTCTCATTGGATTCATTGGCGTTCTCCCTGGGTGTGTGTAGAGAGCCCGAAGGCTCTCTGTGTTGTTGTTTAATAAGCTATAAATCTTCTACGTCAGTAGTCATAAGATATTTAGCTTCTTTGTGATAACCCATCCTTGCAAGCTCAGCTGCAGCCCTTGCTCTTCCTAATGAAAGAAAGAAGTTATTAAACCCACTAAAGAGTCCATTAACTGGTGCAAATGCATATTTCATTACTGCTTCAGTCATTATACCCATCCCTGCAAATTTTTGTTTGCTTTGACGTGGGCAATAGATGATTTATATCTAGCAACATCGTAGATATCACCGCGGCTGATGCCAATATCAGCTAAGTCTTTATTAGATAGTGCGCTTAAAGCTTTTTCAGTTTCACGAATTGCTTTACGTTCAATCCGATTATTGTAAATGCTTTTCAGCGCTTCAATGATTAGTTCAACTGCTCTCGTTGAGTAGCTGTGGGCTGTTAGTATGTGTTGTGTCATTTTGACCCTCGTTTTTTCCAATTGAAATTTTACGAGGACGCATTTCTTCTGGGACAATTACCTTCAGTTCTACAGCAAGGATACCATCCACTAGATCTGCTCCGTGCACTTGTACGTGCTCAGACAGCCTAAAGGTTCGCTTAAATTTCTTTGTCGAAATACCACGATGAATAAACTCTCTACCTTTAGTTATATGATTTCCACTTACTGAAAGTGTTCTATCTTTTACTTCGATAGATAACTCATCTTCAGAAAACCCTGCCACAGCAAGTTCGATGAGATAATCATCAGCACCTGTTTTAATAATATTATGTGGAGGATAGTGATCGTTAGCATGGGTTGCTACTTGATCAAGTTCATTTAATAGGTGATCGAAACCTACAAAAGATGAACGTGGAAATAGTTGTTTTACGCCTGTCATGTTAATCTCCTTTTACAAGCAAGAAAGTATTGGAACCGGATTATCCGCATTCCTTAGTTATTTATATGGCTATTATACTCTATTTTAAGGTAAATGTACATAGCCGATATAAAAAAAAGTGTTACCAACCAAAAGAAAATCCAACACGTGAGCTATCTGGTAATGCCACATGATAAATTCCAGCAGGCACATAAACAAAATCGCCTTGGACCAATCTTTTAGAAAACGTAGATTTAGTTGTGTACGTTTGATTTTTATCTGAATAGTCACAACCATTTTCAAATATTTTCCAGGGCATAGATCCCTGAATCATAACAAAAAACACTTCCATGCCATCTTTATGCGGTGGTGATGCTATAGCGTTTGGACTAAATCCGGCATAACAATGGCATGATATATTAGATCTGTTTAAAAGCTTACCTAGTTCAGTTTTAACACGTCTAACTATAGCAAAATCGTTAGTCTCAACATTAGCAAATATTTTATGTGGATCTTTTGCTCTTTTATTACCATTTAAAAAGGATTGGTCAAAGTACGGTACAAGATTATTCCAGTCAGGATAATTATCTATAGATAGTGATAATTTACCATGGAAAGCTTTTTTGTTTTGAATAGATTCGAATAAACCATCAGGAAACATTACTTATTGCCTATGTTATACTTTGGACATAATTCCCACTGATTCTTTTCTTTAAATGGAAGAATTTTAATAAGACGTAATGGCGCGCAGTTAGCAGCCATTTCAGTTTTTTCAATAGTTACAAGACCCCAATCGCTCATAAGTGTGGCAATTGTGTTACGTCTTTGTATATCGCTTTCTTCTAGATTTGCTTTTTTACCATCTAGCATAAACAGCTCTTTGAAATGCACAATGAAGTACCTGCCCTGTTTATGCAAAATGTGGCATGATTGAAATAGTTTTTTATCTTTACGAGATGCTACACCAATACGTGTTAGTGTTTCGCGTACTTTTAAAAAGTCATCTGGTTCATTTAGAGTAATTTCCAGCATATCAGCTGGACTCCATTCAACGATTAATTGTTCTTCCACCTTTGTTCACCTTCTGTTTTATTATAGTTATTTGTTCAGGTGACAGAAGTGACAATACTTGTCTAGCTTTTTCATTGCTGTATCCATAGTACTCTTTAATCACTTCAATATCACTCTCAGTTTGTGGTTTAACCCATTTCGAAAATCTTTTACGTTTACGAACTATATTTATAAGAAAATGATATTGGAGTTTTGAGTCTAGGTGGTGATGCTGATTCATGACATTTGCCAGTCCTACAGTATCTGCGAAGTAAGATAAAGAACGATTCACCATAAAGGCTGGATAAGCCTTCTCATCTTGGTCATCATTCATTATATCCTGTTTAGTATTATTAATGCTTGTTACATAATCAAAGGGATTCATTACATTTCCTGTTCAATGCCACTATCACTCCAGGGCCATTCCTGGTGATCCAACACATCACTAATTATATCATTTAATTCGGCAAATGTATACTCTCTTGTATCACTTTTTTTATTAATATGGATATCATTTAAATACAACTGAGGGACTGTTTTGTGATCACGGTCACGAATATAAGTAAGAGCACCTTTGTCTTTTGTCACATCTACTACCATATACTCATGAGTAGTTTCATCTAACATAGATTTCATTAAGTCACAATATGGACAATTAGGCATTGAATAAAGTTTAAGCATCTATTAATCCTTCTTCGAATGTATGATTGTGTATATGAT